TTGCCGCTATTATATCATTCTGGTTTGGGTCTCGTGCAATAGATAAGTCTCGTAGAAAATAAAACTTGACTTTTTACCCTGACTAGGGTATACTACACAAACTGAAAAACTCAAGTGTGATATATACTATTACGCTCTGAAAAACTATACTCTATGGAAAAATAAATGCCCGTAAAAATTGATAAGAAGAAGGACAAACTGCTAGCAGAATACGCAGTTGGAATGTTAAAAGAATTCTACCTAAATGATTATGAAAAAAGTCCCCAAGAGGGATTCGCAAGGGCATCAACTGCATGGAGTAATGGAGACGAAGAACTCGCACAACGTCTATACGACTATGTGTCTAATAAGTGGTTTATGTTTGCGTCTCCTGTATTATCCAATGCACCCAACGGTCACGACATAAAAAGTAAAGGAATGCCTATCTCGTGTTTCCTTACCTATGTTCCTGACACTCTAGAAGGACTTATAGGTCACTCATCTGAACTACGGTGGTTATCCGTTTATGGTGGTGGTGTCGGTGGACACTGGTCTGACGTAAGAACTGTATCAGACATTGCACCTGGCCCGATTCCTTTTCTACATACTGTTGACGCAGATATGATTGCATATCGTCAAGGTAAAACAAGAAAAGGTTCTTATGCTGCTTATATGGATATCTCTCATCCAGATATTGTAGAGTTTATGAATATGCGTATCCCTACAGGTGACGTACAACGTAAAGCATTAAACCTACATAACGCAATCAATATTACTGACGAGTTTATGGAAGCAGTAATCAATAATACAGACTTTGATTTGCGTGACCCAAAGAACAACGAAGTAAAAGAAACTGTTAATGCACGTAAACTCTGGGAACGTCTTCTAGAGATTCGTTTCCGTACAGGTGAACCTTATCTAAACTTTATTGATACAGCAAACAACGCTTTACCTCAACCACTAAAAGACAAAGGATTAAAGATTCACGGTAGTAATCTATGTAATGAGATTCACCTACCAACCTCTGACGATAGAACTGCGGTATGTTGTTTATCGTCACTTAATCTAGAATACTATGACGAGTGGAAGGACACTACTATTGTTCGTGACATCATTCGTATGCTTGATAATGTGCTTCAATACTTTATTGAGAATGCACCTGATACTATTACTAGAGCAAAGTATTCCGCAGAAAGAGAAAGAAGTTTAGGTCTTGGTGCAATGGGATTCCATTCTCTATTACAGAAACACGGAGTTGCGTGGGAGAGTGAAGCTGCAAGGGATATCAACAGAACTGTATTCCAACATATCAATGAAGAAGCACATAAAGAAACTGAATTACTTGCAGAGGAACGAGGAGAGTATCCTGACGGTATTGGTTCTGGTAAAAGAAACTCACACCTTCTTGCGATTGCTCCTAATGCCTCGTCTGGTGTAATTCTATCAACCAGTCCTTCTATTGAACCGTTGAAAGCGAATGCATATACGCATAGAACACGTGCAGGAAGTTTCTTGGTAAAAAATAGATATTTAACTGAGTTACTAAACGAAAAAGATATAAATAATGATTCGACTTGGACTTCAATCATTACGAATAAAGGTTCTGTTCAACACCTTCCTGAACTAACTGAAGGTGAGAAAGCAATCTTTAAGACTGCGGATGAACTTGACCAAGACTGGGTAATTACTCACGCTTCAGAGCGTCAAGAGTTTATTTGTCAAGGACAGAGTGTTAACCTGTTCTTCCCAGCTGGTTCTGAGAAGTCTTATGTAAACAAAGTGCATTTGAATGCGTGGAAGAAAGGACTCAAGGGTTTATACTATCTACGTACAGAAGCAAAACAAAGAGCAGAGAACGTATCGGAAAAAGTAGAACGTGTCGCCCTTCAAGGTGATACTCGTACTATCATCTACGGTAAAGTAGATTGTCCGTTTTGTTCTATGGCAAAGGAAGAACTCAAGTTAAGAGGTATTCCATATGATTATATTAACCTGAAAGATATCGGAAAAACTGCTGCCGAGGTTACAGGTCGTAAAGTCAAAACAGTCCCTCAAATCTATATTGAAGGTGAGTATGTTGGGGGTTATGACGAACTTATGGTATATTTAAATCAACCAGTAGAAACAAACGAAGGCGATGAATGTCGTGCTTGTGAGGGATAACAATGCTATTAGAATTTAGTAAAACATATAAACCGTTCTTGTACCCTTGGGCGGTTGAACTTGTAAAGAAACACGAAGAGGTACATTGGGTAGAAGACGAAGCAGAACTTTCTGAAGATATCCAAGATTGGAGAACTAAACTAACCGAAGAAGAAAAAGAATTTATTACCCAAGTATTAAGATTGTTTACTCAATCAGACGTACAAGTAGGTGAGAACTATCACGAACTCTTGATTCCTCGTTTTAAAAACAACGAGATTCGTAATATGTTATCTTCCTTTGCAAACCGTGAAGGTGTACACCAACGTGCATATGCATTGTTGAATGATACTCTGGGTTTACCTGACGAAGAACATCACGCATTCCTTGAATATAAAGAAATGGCAGATAAGATTGACTTTATGAAGGAAGGTGATATCAACTCTTTAACTGGTCTTGCTTTAGTACTTGCACAATCAGTATTCAACGAAGGTATGTCATTGTTTGCGTCCTTTGTAATGTTATTGAACTTCCAACGTTTCGGTAAGATGAAAGGTATGGGAACAATCGTAGAATGGTCTATCAGAGACGAAACTCTACACGTACAAGGTAATGCAAAACTATTCCGTGAGTTCTGCGAAGAACATCCACGTATCGTAAATGACGAACTTAAATCTAAAATCTATCAAATGGCAAAGAATGCTGTTAAGTTAGAAGACCGATTCATTACTCTTGCATACAAGTCTGGTGATATCGAAGGTCTATCTGAAGAAGATGTGAAACAATATATTCGTCACATTGCAGACCGTAGATTATTACAATTAGGAATGAAACCAAAGTTTGGTGTCAAAGATAATCCACTACCTTGGTTGGACTGGGTATTGAATGGTGCATCGCACGATAACTTCTTTGAGAAACGTGTAACTGAATATTCAGTAAATGGTATGGAAGGTGATTGGGGTTGGGATGAAGAAGTAAGTGTTGCCTAGTGGAAGAAGAAAACACATACATCTTAGAATGTAGTCTTTGCGAAACTCAAGTAGAAGTTACAGTCAAAGACAGTGAAGAAGAACCTCAATACTGTCCTATGTGTGGTGTTGATATAGAATAGATATATACCTTTATGTGGATATATGAAGGTAAAGAGTTTGACCCTGAAGAAGAGTTCTTGGAACAATACCAAGGATTTGTTTATTGTCTGACAGAATTAAGTACTGGTAAAAAGTATATTGGTAAGAAGTTTTTCTGGAAACCTAAGATACTTCCTGTTACGAAAACAAGAAAAAGACGCAAAAGAACAAGGGTTCAATCTGACTGGCGGAAGTACTATGGGTCGTCAGAAATGGTAAAAACACTCGTAGAAGGGGGTCAGGACTTCCAGAGAGACGTTCTAAGACTATGTAGGACAAAAGGTGAGTGTTCATACTACGAGGCAAAACTACAATTTGAATATGACGTTTTGTTGAGTGACGAGTATTATAATGAGTTTATAGGATGTAAGATTCATGCCAAGCATATCAAAAGATAATTATTGGGGCACATTAAAGAATAACGGTGTATTGAATCGTCAAGTTATAGGTGGACGATACGGTTTTGTTTATGACGGTCAAGAGTATAAAGACTTTTATTTGTTGACCAATGAAATGAAATGGCGACTGCGTGATGCAGGTGCAAAGAAAGGTGATTTGATTACCATTTCTATTATGAAGGTCAACCTACAACACATTGCTTCTTTGATTGCGTGTGCAGAACTAGGATTAAGAATATTCATATTAGATAGTCCTGCGACCAAAGAATCCCTTCCTTTTACTAAACTTGCACTTCACGGCCCAAGTGATTACTATATCTACAGTTCAAAAGAAGATACCACTAAAATATATAACGGTCTTCATGACGAAATGATGAAACGATACGGTGGTGTTGGTATTGATTGTGAATCACCTGCGTCTTCTGACAATGACTTTAATCACGAATATCATGATTGTGACTTTCCTAAAGTATTACCTACCGACCCACTATTAGTTAGTTCTACTTCTGGAACAACAGGAAAATCAAAACCAATCACATTCTCACACCAAGAAGTAATGGGTATATCAATTCGTAATATTCATACATTCTGGTTTGTGCAGAATTCAAAAGTAGTTCATTCCAGAAATCTACACCACGCATCAGCAATGTTAACTCACCTATTACCTGCATTGTTTTTTTGTTATGGTCATAGTTCATTTGCAATTGGTCACGACTTGAGTGCAGAAGAAGACGTTGACCGATTGATAGGATTAAGAGACTTATTAGAAAACCCTCCTTCTAATATAATGATACCCAACAAATCAGAACTCTATGACTTTCTTGAAACCTTTGGTGGTAGATTCAAAAGAACAGTCAATATCAATATGTGTGGATTTGCATTAGACGAAGAGTTTGTAGAACTTGCAAAAGAATATAATGTTCTATTTCAATCACATTACGGTAGTATTGATACTGCAATTCCATTACTGGTAAATTATGTTGGAGAACACGATAAGATTATTCCGAATAGTCTGGGTATATTACCAGACGATTTCTACAAGACTACTTTAGAGAATGGTCGTATGAAAGTAGAACACGAGTGGTGGGACGAACCACGATATATGGAAGACGAACTAGAACTGATAAACGGACAATATATAATACATCCGAAACCAAGAACTGAGATAGAAATACCAGAGGGATTTGATATTACACCTTTCTATCAAGATACTAAACTTAATTATGAACAACTAAGAGGACATTTGAGTGTTACATCGTAATCTTATAAAAGACGACATTAAAATTAATAATATGAACAAAGAAGAGTTTTGTGTTATGATTAATCAGTTTAAACACTTACTCATACAAAACGGTGTTAGAAAAGGAGAAGTAACTAGTGTTCAAATACCTAAAGTAGACGCAACCAACCTTGCAGCTGTATTTGCGTGTATAGAATTAGGATTACCTTTGTTCATTATTCCTGATGCAGTTTTTGATGTTAAAACTAAAGCAAACGAAAGGATTAATAATCTAACCAACGAAGAATGGTCTGGAGACAACTGGCCAGTTAATCGTTTAACTACAATAGACCAAGAATTCATAAAGAATAGTAAAAGTGAGAAAATGGTGGGTGGTTGGATTGGTCTCTGGATGATGATACAAAAACAAGTATCAAAGAACATTGACGCACGAGTAGTACCTGAAGAAAAGGATAACATTGAAATCTGGGGAGTCAATGAAAACGATACTGCATTTATTAATAGTGACGGAGAACTATTGAGACTTATGGGTTTCTTATCTCCTGAAGGTGAACCATTTAAGTTTATATCTCATAAAGAAACAATCTATAATGCAAGTCGTATGAATTATTATTATGAAAATAAGAATGTTGGACTTGGGACTGCATATCATCATTTTAATTCATTTGAACGAAGTATCTTACCTGCACTTATGACTGCGAAGTCTGTACAGGGTGTTATGATTATTCCACCGTCAATCTATGGTGAGGAAATGGCA